GTATAATACAACCATTCCAAGTAATAATCCAGCGAACTATGTTTCCCCATTACCGACACAAGCGTGGTCGTATGGGGCTTCACCAAGTTATGCAACAAATCTGTTAAGAGGAACTGAACTTATGAACGTCTGGTTTAATACAGATATGTTTGGTATGTTTGCGAACTTCAGAAACATATTCTTAGGGAATGAAAGTTCCGGTCGCACTAACCTTATACTATTTATTCCAAACGGCAACAACTACAGCAAGTTTGAAAATCTAAATACCTTTGTTCAAACTCCAGCGGATGCTCCAGCAATAGGCACATCGCCTATTGTATATATAGAAGCGGAACAAGAATATGAAAGCACGTCTACGCTATGGTCGCCCATTTCATCCATAGTGTTTTCATCTACTATGATTCCTATTTTCCCAGAACAAACCGGCACACCACTAACCTACGGCGAAGGTAATAATAATATACCAACTGAATCCACCTCTAACTTTACGCCCATTATTACGGATATATCCGTCCCGATGACACGTGCAGATGATTATCGTGGTTTCCTATCTTATACACCAACTGGAGAATATCGTCTATCATCCTTTACGGGTTCAAGAACTGAACTGCGTAATATTGATATACAAGTGTTCTGGAAAAATCGTATCAATAATACCCTCTACCCGATTACTATGTTTAACCTCTCATCCGTTTCTATAAAAATGATGTTCCGCAAGAAGTAGACAAAAATATAAAAATGGCACGATTTTAAATATGCTATAAGAATATAAAATGACCGACGCAGTCCAGAAGTTAAGTGTGTATGATGACCGCATCGTCCAGACCCAGCCTCGGTATGCGGTTGAGAAAGGTGCTCTTTCTCTTACAAACGCCCCTTATACGGCATTATCGCAGACAGCGTCCCAGCACACTTACAATATTACAGTCCCCTCAGAGGGAGTTTTTATTGACCGTGCTGTGGATTGGTCGTCTACGTGCTACTTACAGTTCTTAGCACTGCCCAATACTTTTGCATCAGCCCAGCCTTGCGTTGTTATTGGTCGTGATGTAGCCCTTGCCCCTTTTCCGCTCCATTCACTCGTCCAGACAATGTCTGCTACGATTAACGATGCTACAGTGACTACAAATACGGGTGATGTTCTTCACGAACTCCTCCGCCTAACGGATTATAATAAGAACCGTATCCAACGTCAATGCCCTACTATGCTTGACACATATGCCAACTATAACGATGCTTTCGGAACAATCCGCAACCCTCTTGGCGATTATATGTCATCTACAAGCCGTGAGAATATCCCCAACGGTGCGTGGGGTAATATCTTCTTCACAAATCCCGCTGGTGTAGTTCTTGACAATTCAGTCCCTCTTACAACATACACTTCTGGTGGTGTGACAGTTAATGTAGAGTATGGTGTTCCAGTCCAAGCGACACTCGTTGGCGACGTTCCCGCTGGAGGTTATCCCATTTTCGTAAAGTGGCGGTCTACTGAGAAACTTGTGCTGTCCCCCTTTATCTTTAGCGATATTCACGAAATGGATACTGGTATGTTTGGTGTCCAGAACATCCAGCTGGTTATGAACTTAACAAGCCCCAGCCAGACAAGCACTGTCGGTCGTGTCCTCCGTTCTTGCTCTAACCTTGTTGCTGTAAGTTCAGTCCAGTATAACGGTGGCGTTTCAAATGCTGGTGGTTCTCCTTTCTCCGACTCACGCCTTAACGTGCAGTTCCTAACACCTTCTCTTTCAATTCCTCTACCCGCTAAGTCAATCGTCCCTTATTATGAGTTCCCACGCTATGTTTCTAACCAGATGCTTGGCAGTGGCATCTCATTAGGGCAGACGGCATCAGTTCAGTCCCAGACAATCACTTTACCTTGTATTCCAGACCTAATCCTAATCTACTGCAAACCCCAGCAGTATATGTCAACAGATGCCGATTGGTATTTACCCATCACGAATATTTCTATCAACTTTGACAACTTCTCCGGTCTACTTTCCAGTATGACGACCGAGCAGTTATACACAATGTCAGTAATGAATGGTCTTGAGATGGATTATAATACATGGCTTGGATACACGCAGTCTGCGAACTACAATGGTGTAGACCCCGAAGCATCAACTGCCTTTGGATACAAACAGCAGTTATGCGGTGGTTTCCTTGTGCTAAAGCCATCTAAGGATATTACCCTCCAAGAGGGACAAGCACCATCCGTCGTAGGAAACTACACATTCCAGTTCAACGCCACAGTGCAGAACTGGTCGCAGAACCAAGTCCAGAACGCCACTCTTTACATTGTGACTGCTAATAGTGGTTATTTTGAAACCGTTAAGGGTAGTTCCCGTGTCATTAAGGGTGTTCTTAACGAGGCTGATGTTATTAACGCACCTATGTCTAATGCTGGAACACGCTCTAACCTTATGCGTATCGTTGGCGGACGCTCAGCCCTTCACCGCCTTGGCAACGTCCTTGGGCGTTGCAAGGAGTTCGGCTCTGCCAGAAGTGGTGGTGCGATGAGTGCTGGTGCTGAGTCTGGTGGTGCTGAGTCTGGTGGTGCTACAAGCGGTGGAGCAAGACGCAGAGGACACGCTGGACTTGCCAGTCGCCTAATGTAAAAATATACAATAACTAAATATCTACGATTAATATAAAAGAATGGCTACTGGTAGTAATCAATCTTCAATATTTGAAACTCTGAACTCTTCATATCCTTGTTGTTGTTCTTGTCATCAATCACCCCTTTATCACTATCGCAAGACCCCAGATATGTCTATCTGGTATAACCATCTAAACAATGTTGCCAATGAACCCATCCGGGTCACTGGTGCAAATGCCCCGGAATATGCGACAGCAAAAACAGAAACAATAGAAATATTATCTAAGGGTAATAATGGGGTAATCCCTTTGGATGTTAAGACCATACCAACAATGACAACTTTAGCCGATTATCCGAGCATCTTACGTGGGTAGGTTATGGTCTATAACAAACAAGAAAACACTTCCTCCCGTTATACACTTAATGTAAATAAAAATATTTACATTAAGTATAAAATGAACCACTCCGATACATTTAAAGCCATATATGAGTATAACGGCTGGGGTGAAGATATATGCAACGATTTTCCGGGTCAGAGTGGTGAAGGTAGTAGCATAGAGTTTAATAAGGATTATATCGCATTCCTAAAACGATTTATAGAACAGCAAGGTATTAAAAGCGTAGTTGATGTAGGTTGTGGGGACTGGCGTTGCGGTAAGTTTATATATTACAAGACTGATGTTAAATATACTGGATACGACTGTTATGCTGGGGTAATAAATAGCCATAATAAACACTATAAGCCTTTAAGTCGTTTCTGGACGTTTGAAGTTAAGAACTGCCTCTTAGAAACTGATACAATGGAGGGGGCTGACCTACTTATTGTTAAAGATGTATTACAGCACTGGTTGGATGATGAGGTGACGCATTTTCTTGATAAGGTGCTGTCATCTGGGAAATACAAATATATATTAAGTATTAACTGTGACTGCGACGAAAACTCTACAGAATCGCTTGGGTTCGTAGGCGGATGGCGTAGACTTGGTGCATCCCATAAGATACTACAGAAATACGGGTTTATATCGGTATTTAAATACCAGACTAAATCTGTATGTTTGGTTAAGTGTTAGTTAAAAAGAATGGAAACGCTTTCTACCCCTTTTAGACCACCTAAAATAATCTTGCAGATAAACCAGAAAACTATATTTACCATAGTTGTCTTGTTTAGGTTCTCCTATAAAGTTAAGGCGGTCGTAGTATAGCATTACTCTGCTTCTATGCTATTATTTGTTTTTACCCATAGTTCCGTTCGGCACATCGCACACTTTGGCTGGGTTGTTGCTTTTAGTGTAGTTAAACACCGTTTGCAGTATTTATGTCCGCAGTTTGTAATATCCAGTTCGCCCTTGGGTATTAGGTCTAAGCATATAGGGCATTCGTAAGGCTTACTTAGGGCGTGTGCCATCTCCTCCATCTCTACCTTAATATGCTGGGGTAGGTCGTTTGCTATTACCCTTCTTATACGGGTAATATGCATTAGGGCATCTTCGTGGTTAGTCCGTGCCTCTTCGTAGTATCTACACCATGCGTATCTGCGTTGAGCATCCATCTTCTGTAGCGGGGTGCGGTTGGCGTTGGGGCGTGGCATCCTTCTGTTCTACTTACCGGAAAGAAGATAAACTGGGGAAACAAACGCACCGGGGACTTTTTTACCAAAGTATCTGCAGAGCCAAGCGGTTGGGCGAATACTTATCATTACGCCAGTCGCCCGTTATAGCCTCGTGCGACTTATGAAAAACACTACGCTTCTTTCTTGCTGTCCCTTTAGGCACTATACCTTCGCTCTCTAAATACGACCATATTATAAAATCACCATATGATACACGACCAAACCGCCTTACAGAACCATCTGGAGAAGCATACATTAGTTTATGGTCTGGGTCATTAGAAAACTCTAATAGACTTGGGTTATATCCAGCCTTCTTAGCAACCGCACGTGCCTTGGATAGATAGTCGGCACATGTAAGCCCAGCATCCTCTAACTGTTGCTTGAACGCTGAGGCACATTTGCAGTCGTTAGTCTTGCCACATTTACCCCTACCAAATATGGAATCTATTGTATGTGCCTTTAACTTTCTATTAGCATAAGTAATAGGCGATGGTGTTAGTTTATTTGCGATTTTATTAGTTAGATTATCCAGCCAAGATATACCAGTGTATTTAGGTTGCGGTATATTCAAAGGCGTATTTATTACTTCTGTGCCTTTGGCGTTATGGGTCATTAACTGGTATAAGGGGTCTTCCTTATGGGATATACGCTTATTTCTTGTATCGCCATAGAACTTGCTTTCTACTGCTGGGTTAAACGACAGACCTTCGCTTACAAGTCCATCATTAATAAGATTATCAACCAACGCACCCCCAAGAGAGTGACCGACAGCAAAAAAAGTATCGTTTGGGTATTGCTGTCGTAGCCTTACGATTTGTTCCACATCGGTTTTGTATCGTGGGGTATTTTTAAGATTATTTACTGCAATAGAGGCATCCGCCCCCAAATCATATTTATCGCTTGGGTTAGTGCCACGCACGGCTATAATAATATTACCACCCTTCTTATATGCCTTTAGTGTAGGGCTGTTATATACAACATTCCACCCATTAATAGGCTTTACATCTTGTGGGCTATAGGTCGCTTGTGCCATATCGCCTAATATTACACGGCTTTCTGGTATAGAACCTCCACGTAGACCTATAACTTTTTGCAGTTCTGCGGATTGGTCTTTATATTCGTTATTTAATCCAGCCTTTGTCGGGTGCTTTAGAACACCGAGCAGAGTTTTATGTTCTTTTAGAAAATCACGATACGGAATGGTGATAGGCTTACTACCCCCTTTACGCTTCTGGATATTTAGGGCAAAATGGGCTCTACGCTTAGTAGTAGCAGTATAATGCTCTGGATTATCTATTACATGCTGGGCGAATTCCAGAGGTTGCATACCAGCCCGTTTGGCTTGTGCAGTTAATGCTCCTTCTTTGATATGGGATTCTTGTATCCAGTGGTCTTCCATTCTATTACAAAATAGATATATTTTATATACCCATTTTACAATGTAGGCTGATGTAGGCTAAATCGCAGACTAAGCCTTAGGCGACCTCTAAAAACCGGATAGTGTATAGGTAGATACGATTTACCTTACATTACCCTACATTAGTCCTCTATTATACTATCTTCAGCCTTTCTCTTAAGACCCTTATAAACTGCACCCGTTCCAGTCCTACCGTGTTCTATGCCGTTAAAACTTAACATCTGCTTAAACCATCTATCGTCGGTCTTTTCTGTATGCGTATCCGCTCTATATGCATTCTTTAGTTCCGTTGCCCCTATAGTATCCTTATCGTTGTTTGTAATATCGTAATACTTAGTAAGCCACGCTTTTAGTGGGTTATTATCGTCTATGTATTCGCTTGTATTACTCTTAACACTATCTGGGACTACGATACTCTTAGCCGTATGTATATGCTTGGTGTAGTATTCCGTTAGTAGTAGCATAAACTCATTACGCCATTCTATGCTCTTACACTTTACATACTTAATATCTGGGTCGCCTTGGCGTTCGTGCGGTGCAGTAGGGTTAGGCACAAAGTTAAGGGGGAACTTAACTACGTCCATTCTTCTCTGTAAGCCTACATCTACCTTACTTAACTTGGGTATATCGTTTGCTTGTATAAACGGCTTATACATTGGAACGCTCTTGTATATATGCTTACTGTGTAGCGTTCTGGCTTCTACTGCGTCGCCACCGCTTACCTTCTTAATAACGCTTACTTGCAACTTTTCGTTAGTTTCTGGCTCTGTGGACATCCATAGGCGTTTGCATCGTCCTTCTACTAAGGCTGGTATAGGTTGGTCTACCCGCTCCCTTACCTTAGTATATATACATACATCCGCTGGGTAATAGTAGCCTCCAAAAGCCTCTTTTAGTAGGTCTGCTACTACCCCCTTACCGTTTCCGCCCTTGCCCGTAAAAACATAAAACTTTTCAAACTTATTATAACCTAATAGTGCGGAGGCTAATATCTTTAGTAAATAATCCGTCGTTGGCTCGTCTTCGTGCAACCCCTTTAGGAAGTTCATTAGTGCAGTTCTTACCGCCTTATCGCTCTTCTTAGGGTATTCGTAGCCCGTTGTAGTGCTAATAAAGTCGCTTGGCGTTATAGGTCTAAACTTACCTTGCGTTAGGTCGTATAACCCGTCGCTAAAGGCAAAAAGGTGCGGGTTCATATCCATCTTAGTTTCTAAGTCTACGTCGTTGTAGTATGTATCTAAAAAACTAATAACACCGCTACAGAAGTCTGCTCCGCCTAACTGTTTGTAAGCCTTGTGTATAAGGATTACTTTATTATCGCATTCTTCTTTTAGTTGTTCGTGTTTCGCCTTGTCTGCAGTAGCCCCAGCGTCCTTAGCGTAGCGTGTTAGTATAGCCTTCTTACTATCTAAGCATAGTTGCTGGAAGGTATTACTTATATCACCCTTAATACCGCTTGGCGTTGGCTTTTCGCTATGCGACCATGTATTATTAGGGCTTAGGCTATACCAGCCTAAATGCTCGTTATAAATATACTTATCGGGTAATATGTTATAAAAATACTTGGCTACATCATTACTATTAAGCAGTTCTAATAGGTTTAGAAAATCCTTGCGGGTTTCCATTAGTTCGTAAAACTTGGCTGGGTTTGCCTTCTTAAGTTTGTGCCATAAAGTAGCCTCTGTTAGTTGCTTAGCCCGTTTATCTGTAAATGAACCCCACTTCTTTGCACACGCTCCCGCTTCGTATCCTATGTTAGGTCGCTTACTAACTTTGTCCCAGTCTGCTACGGTTAGTTTTTTGTTATAAAATATAATACCTATATCTAACCAGTCTTGGTAGTTCTTTAACACTGTATCGGGTAATGCCATTGCTACTTTAACCAGTTCGTGTTCTTCCTCTACTATTGGAGTAGTAGGCGTAGGAGTAGGTGTAGGCGTTTCTATTACAGTATTTATAGGTGCTTCTACTGGTGTTGCAAACGCTATTTTTGTTTGGTTATATTCTGGTTCGCCGGTAAATAATGGGCTTAGTTGGTTAAGATAGTTAAGCACCTCGTCTGGCATATCTTCTAATGCGTCTTCCATCGGTTCTTTTATCCATTCGTATTTGGCTAAGCAGTCGCCCTTATGCCATAACTGGCTTGGTTGGCAAAATATAATACCACCGTCGTTGCGTGTATCTATCTTAAACTGTTCGCATGATGTTTGCTTTATACGGGGCGTATAGTTATATACATAATGAAAACCCTTATTGGTCTTTGCGACCATATTACATTCGGTCATTAAATCCATTAGTTCCTTAGCCTTTTCGTTATTTGGGTCATCTATATCTATTACGGTATTACCGCCTCTCTGACCCGTTATTAGTGCATAATGCGTTCCAGCCTTAAGGTTGGCTATGCGGTCTTCCTCTGTTTTCCATTTTCCCATAGGGCGATAAGCCTTGCGTATCTTACCAGTTTCCTTATGGGCTTCTGGGTAGAGGCTTACGCTTGTAAGTTTAAATCCTAACCGTTCGTAAAGGCTAAATACTGGGTTGCCGTCGTGCCACTGCTTAACTGGTTGGGTCGCCGTCATTTCTATGTCGGACACTGGGGTCTTGTTTCCGCTTTCTTTACGCACCGGGGTATTTGCGTTGGCGTTGGCGGGTGGCATCTTTTATGACTGTGTATGATATTAAAAATCAGCCGGTAAGTAAGTTTTTTAACAGACCGGGGGTTTGCAGTTGGGTTGGGTTCTTTACAAAAGGCTTAATATACTTACTTTTGGTAAGAAACTCTACTTACCTATAGTAAATGTATGTATTTACCAGTAAAAAAAATATTTTTTTTACTATTAAGTAAGCCTTAGGTATAGTTATTTACTTACTTTAGGTAAGAAAGCGATATAAAATGGTAAAAATGTTTGTCATTTTGTATCGGTAAAGAAGTTGCCTAAGGGGTTGATAAGGCTGAACCGCCAAAAACGCCCATTTTACCAAGAACCACTGTCATACTCAGAACCGCCATAGCCAACAGAGGGTGTATATGCGACTTTGCCTCCATGGAACATAGGTCTATTAGGGCTATAATACCCACCTCTATATCTTGGTCTACCTTGCCCTTCTTGGTAAGGCTCAAGTGCTGGTTCTTCAGCGACCTTCGGCTTACGCACATACTTGCGTTTAGCCTTAGGGGCTTCTGCAACTGGCTCTGGTGTAGGTATTATCTCATTCACGGGTTCTTGTGCGACAACAGCGGGTTCTGCTGTCTTCTTAGCACGGCTCTTTTTTTCCTTAGGTGCTGGTGCTTCTTCTGCGACCTCTTCATTAACATCTAATAGAGGTAATACGCTATTAGCAATAGGTGCTTTACGCTTAGCACTCTTAACACAAGGGTGGGGTTTCTCCTCTTTATCTGGTTTGGATTCGTCCTTTGGTTTTAGTATAGCACCCTTAGGCAAACCCTTTGCGCCATCTATATTATCTTGGTGTGGCAGTGTTCGCTTATTGTATGTAATAGGCACTACTGATTTATTGGAGAACACCATATACTCTGGTGCGTCCTTAAACTCTTCTGATTTCACATTTAGACTATCCTTAAACTCATAGTTTGCATAGACTATTTCAAACCGCCAAGAGTTGCCAACCTTATTCTTAACCCATAACTTAGCACCATACACCGGATTCTTCTTATCTCTAAACTCGTTTAGGATACGCACACTACCGTTAATAGTCACCATCCATTTACCCTTCAAATCGTCGCACATCTGGACGAACTTACGAAATGGGAATACCTTTTCGTCCTTAGCACTAAGACGGTCGTTTTCATCAGCCTCTTTCTTTTCCTTCTTCTTACCACTACCCGATATGTTCTCTTCGTTTGTTGTTCCTATACCATACCCGCCACCTTGCTCATAAGGCGGGTCAAACATAAAGAAAGTATCTTTGCTGTCGTGCGTAGGTGCTACATGTAGGGCATCGTCGTTTAGAATATCAACATTAGATAGGCGTTCGTGAAACCACTTTCCACGCATTTCATTTAACTTGTTATAAGGGTTAGACGACTTTTTAATAGGCATCGTTTCAACAATAGCACGACCCTCCTTAACCTCACCGTCTGCAGTTTCAGTTTCCTCACGGGATTTAACAAGGTTCTGTTCGTTCTCCGATATACATTGTAAATCTCTTAGCGGTATTACAGTATTTGACTGACCATTACAATATGCGATTAAATACCAGTATAAGCATACCAGACTATCGTGTTCGCCACCCTTTACAGACTTCTTAATAACATCATATTCGTTCTTGTATTTATCCTTCTTTTTCTCAAGCACGATAGGGTTATTGCGCAAGAAAGGTATAATGATACGGGCTATTTTATCTATTTGCATAAGTTGTTCTGGATTGCGTGTTGCTGACAGTTTAGTCGTAGATATATACGATTCACCGTAATACTTTGATAGTTCAGCCAACCATTTAGCCTTACCGAACTTCTGAACACTCTTAGTGTAGTTGCTTAACTCTGGCATCAAATCAATAGCATTACCAAACCCTTTCTTTAGGCGGACATAGAAGTCGTAAATCTGCGGGTTAAACTCGTTAATAAACTCCTTACCTACCTTAGGCTTAGCCCAGAAAATAGCACCGCCTCCAAAGAATGCCTCCATATAACGCTTCTTATATACTGGATTAAAGCGTTCTATTAGCCACCAAGCAATATCCTTCTTTGTGCCGGTTCTGCATAAAATAGGGCTTTCACCTTCGCCTAACTTAACCTCCACGTCTACGTCTTCCATGGGGGCTTCCTCAGAACTTAGTGGTGATGCTTCGGCAACTTTCTCTGCCATTTCTTGCGTATCGTGGACGATTGTATCTATTGATTCACCAAGCACGATAAGATTATCTTCCACTGGTGTTTCTTTTACATTATCAGACTTTGCCAAATCGCTAATATCGCTGAAAGTTTGTCTTACAAGTGTATCTGGTTCTACTACCTTAGAAGCATTTTTAGGCATCGGTTTTGTAGACGCACTTTTTGCTGTCAGAACCACTTGTGGAATATGCACATCTCCACTGGTGGCAACCTCAACTGTAGCGGGTTCAACACCACGTGAACTTGGATGTGGCACATTCTTCGCCTTAGGATGTAGCGTAGATTTTACATTTACCTTCGCCTTAACTTGCGGTTTCGGAGGCTCTGCTTTTGCCCGTTGTTTTGCTAATGCAGTTTCCTTTACTTTCTCCTTAAGAAAAGGATTTACCTTCTTCTCAAGAAACCGTGACACCATATCAGTAAGCCCAGCACCCACTATCTCACGCTCATTCTCATTAAGATTGGAAGCAAGTTTTGCCATATTACCCTTTAGGAAGACCCTTTCAGCACTCATTATATATATTATGTATAGATTTAATATGCTCTATTTCAAAAATGTAGGCTGATGTAGGGTAAATCGCAGAGTAGCCATAGGAGGAACTAACAATCCCTCTTATCACTGTGAAGTCTGCGGAATAGCCGTCATCACCTTACATAACGCTTATAAAAGTTTTATCAAACTTTTCCCATTATGATAGTGGTGTATATTTTAACTTAAGGTTAAGTGTAGGGTCTTCCGCATCCTTAAACTCAAGTTCAGTAATAGCCTCCATAAGGGATAGGTAAAACAGCACCATATCTTGGCTTAAAAGAAATCCACGATGCTCTATAACCGTCTTGTAAGCCTTCTGTAGTTCGGGCGACTGGATTTTCTTTTCATATTCTATACGCAACTTCGTAAGTTCAATATAACCGTCCATAATATTTGTAAGCAGAACCTCTGCATGAACGGTGTTGTTTGCATTGGGGGTAAGAAACTCTGCGATGGGCTGGATGGGCATCTTTTATATTCTTACCGGAGATTTGTTTTATTTCATATTTTCTTTTTTACTCCTTGGCGTATTTTAGAGCCTCGTTCACGGAATGCCCCATTTCCTCCGCAGTTTCCTTCATATCCTTAATATCATATTTGTTGCTTAGGAAGATATGGCGGAGCATGGATGAACCTACCTTCTTACCCAAACATTTATTAAGAACCCTTGTAATAGCATTAACTGCAGTTAATGGCGACCCATCTTCATAACAAAGAAAACGGAACTCTGTAGCCTTGGTAATCTTGCCCTTATGAAGCGGTGTATGCTTAAGATACATATCTATCGCCTTGCTTAGCGTAGAGTTATTCCCATATTCTACGATTTGCTGTCCATATTTCTTAGCCGTTTTATACTTATTGAAAACCATACGCTTTCCAGCAAGGTCTAAGTAGTTCTTGTTGGCATCCATCTTCGGGTCGTATTTACCGACGACGAACATCTCAGAGTAATCAGCATTGCGACGTGGCGGTATATCAGTGTATAGGGATAGGATTAGAAAGCATAAGAGTTCGTTATACTGCTTAGGGGTGACTAACTTATTACCAGCGAACCCCTCAACACTCTTTAGTGCATCATCCTTAATCTTCTGAACGGCAGACCACTCCATCCAGTTCTCAGACTGCTTCTCAGTCTTATTGTCGGTTTCTGCCTTCTTCATATCACCAGCCTTAGCCATCATACCATCATAATAGTGCTGGTATATCTTCTTGTAGGTTGCCTTATCCTTGAACAAGGATAGAACACTAACGATAGAGGAAAGAAAAGTCTTCTTCGTATTGTCCGCATAGTTCGCAAGTAATCCATCTATAGTATCCGCATTTTTAAGAAAGGCAAGATTATTAAATGGTTGCTTACCATTTAACGTCCATAGATTTTTAATGTAAAGGGATGCCGATGAATCCGCAATCTTCTTCTCTGCAACAAGTTTCTTCGTGAGGTCTACCATAAAATCCGAAACACGCATAGCCATTCTTTTATATTATTACCGGAGATTTCTTTATTTCCCTATTTCTTTTTTTACGGAAAGTCTGGCATCATCCTAAATAAGAACCGCATAGACTTTTTATCCAATCTACGGTATTCATTTGTAGCAAGTAATCCATGGAGCAAAGTTTCCATTTCCGGAGAGGGGTCAGCCAACAGCATACGCTCAAGTAGTTCCCGATTATGTTTTTCTAACTGTCTATCATATCGCTGTCTTGCCAGTTCCCTTCTGCGAATAATGCGGTCATTTGCCTCCATTTTTCTATATTATATAGTTAGAATAAAATGCCTAAGATTACGCAGTTGGCTAAGATGCTTTACTCCCACGAACGCAATATTTACGCAAAGATATACCAGCACCATATCGTATATAGTATTCCTACTTATCACGACCAAGCAACGACCAAGGTTATTAGTTTGGTAGAAAAATACGGGTCGTTAGAACTTACCGTAAGGCGTAATGATACTGCGTCTGAACCGGTAAAAAACTTTACCCCGGTGATAGTAGAAAGAGATGAAAACTTACCGGATGCGAACGGTTGCAAACGGAGAGGAGATTACACATGGGAATGGCAGTTGCCCCTTTAATGGTTTAACGCTATATTCGCCCGATAGAACTAAGCATAAACTGAAACTAACTAACTGGCAACCTTTACCAAAGGATGCCAACATAGAAATAGGTGAATATAACGAACAAGCAGTATTACAAATATTAGAAGAGTTCTTTAAATGCGACCTATACAAAGACGAATACAAATATGCCAAGCACGATTTTTATAATAACGAATATAAAGAGGATGCTACTATAAGCGTAGAAGTAAAAAGTCGTGTAGATTTAGAACATAACTTGCACGAAACGGGCTGGATAGATAGGCATAAGGTGGATGCACAACTGCCTAATATACAATACCACTATGTATTTATATATAGAGATGGTATTTACTATACACC